ATGCCGACAAAGATTATTTTAAAGTCGGAAGACGGTGATGAGGTTGGTATGAGTACGGATGATTTTGCTGAGTTTAGAGGTCAAATTGGTAAAGAACCATTCACTTATCACGGTAAAGTAATTGTTGATTTTGCTGAAAATCCATTTCGTAATTTTACAACTGAGGGAGACAAAGAGTTTTTAGTTGATGCAATGAGAGCAAAATTAGGACCGGCATTTAATGATTTTAGAGAAGCAATTAATAATGGTTCAATATTTGCGATTATAACCGCAAGAGGTCATAATCCAAATACAATTAAAGAAGGAATTTATAATTATATTATTAACGGTTTTAATGGTATTGATAAAAAATCACTTATTAAGAACTTAAAAAAATATAGAAGTTTTGCTGATGAGGAGGATATGACTGATAATGAATTAATTAAATCATATTTGGAACTTAACAAATACCACCCCGTTTCTTTTGGAGACGAAGAAGGTGCTGCCAATCCTGAGGTTGCGAAAGTCAAAGCGATGGAAGGATTTGTTGATTATATTAAAGCGATGGCGGGTATCTTAAATAAGAGAGCTTTCCTCAAAAATGATGTGTCCAACAAATTTGTCCCTAATAAGTTATCTATTGGTTTTTCAGATGACGATTTAAGAAATGTCGAATTAATGAGTAAACATTTTAATAAAAAACCAGATAATATAGTAAAGACTTATTCTACATCAGGAGGAATTAAGAAAGAATATAAATAAACTAAAATTAATATTAGTACTAGAAATTATATATAATGAATAATTCTATATAAAAAAAAGTAAATAGAAATATTTTTAACTAACTAATATTTATAAGAATAAATAAAATAACAAAAATTAAAATAATATGGCTGATTTATTAATGAAAATGCCGGTTCCTTATGAGCCAAAACGTCAGAATCGTTTCATCTTAAGGTTCCCATCAAGTTTGGGTATAAATGAATGGTTCGTAGAAACTGCTCAAAGACCACATATTCAAATCGCTGCGACTGAAATTCCTTTCCTAAATACATCAACATATGTTGCGGGAAGATTCAATTGGCAAGCATTAAATGTTACGTTTAGAGACCCAATTGGTCCTTCAGCAGCACAAGCATTGATGGAGTGGGTACGTTTACACGCTGAATCAGTTACGGGTCGTATGGGTTATGCTGCGGGTTATAAAAAAGATATTGACTTGGAGATGTTAGACCCAACGGGTGTTGTTGTTGAGAAGTGGATTCTTTATGGAACATTCTTAACTGACGTTAACTTTAACGCATTATCATATTCTCAAGATGCTTTGGCAACAATTGCTGCAACTTTAAGAATGGATAGATGTGTGTTAGTTTACTAATTACTATTTATTAAAAAACAATACTAAGTATATTTAACCGTAAAGCTAAACTTTACGGTTATTTTTTTATATGGACAATCAACAATCAAACGACTACGGTCAACAAAATTTTACATTACCACACGATGTGGTACCATTACCTTCACAAGGTATTTTTTATAAAAATAAAAAGAAATCAATTAAGGTTGGTTATCTTACCGCTGCCGATGAAAATATTTTAATGGGTGGTGCAAAAGATTTAACACTTAATTTATTAAGGTCAAAAATATACGAACCCGATATTAGAGTAGAAGAATTAATTGAAGGTGATGTTGAGGCAATTCTTATCTTTTTAAGAAACACAGCATTTGGACCTGAAATGACATTAAACCTAACTGACCCGGCAACTAAAAAACCATTTCAAACAAATGTTTTATTAGACCAACTTTCAATTGTTAATGGACAACAACCATTAGAAGATGGTACTTTTTCAATTAATTTACCTAAATCCCAAGCAACCATCAAAGCTAAACCATTATCTTATGGTGAAATTACGGAGTTATCTAGAATGGCTGAAACATATCCTCAAGGACGTGTTGTACCAAGAGTGACTTGGAGAATGAATAAGGAAATTGTTGAGGTAAATGGAACAACAGATAAAACCGAAATTGCGAAGTTTGTTGAATCAATGCCAATTTTTGATTCTAAAACTTATCGTAAGTTTATGGATGATAATGAACCCAAGCTCGATATGTCGAGAGTAGTAATAGCCCCATCAGGAGAACAACTGACAGTTAACGTCGGTTTTGGGGTTGACTTTTTTCGTCCTTTCTTCGGATTATAGACAAGGACAACTTGATGAGTTTTATTACTTAAATACGTTAATGAAAATAACGTATCAAGATTTTATGGTAATGCCCGTTTTTATGAGAAAATATTTGTTAGATAAATGGGTTGAAAATAATAAGAAGGACTAAAAAATTAGTCCTTCTTCTATTTATAGGTAATGAGAAATTAAATTATGGCAGACGATTATAATAAAAAATCTTTAGAGGATATAGCAAAACTACTTAACGACATTACAAGTCCGTTACAAAGTGTTGCTTCTGCAATTTCAAATATGATTGTTGAGGCGGACACCCTTAACAGAGCATTTGGTGGTGGAAGGGTTCGAATCGAGGAGATGAATTATGCTATTAAAGATTCTGTTTCATCGATAAATAAACTTGGTGGTGATATTTCTGATGTTACTGAAACAATGGCTGGAATTGCTGAGGGTTCTCGAAGAAATGTAATTGCTACAGAAGAACAAGTTTCTAAATTATATGCATCAGGACAAATATTAAATAGAACTGCTGCCGATTTAACTGAATCGTTTGGTAATGCGGGTTATGAGGTTTCTCAAATTGGTGTGAATGTTGAAGAATCGATTGGATATGTTCAAAATTTAGGTTTAAATGCTAAAACAATAACAAATGACGTTGTTCGAAATTTAGATTCAATGAATCGATTTAATTTTAATGATGGTGTTCAAGGGTTGACCAAAATGGCGGCACAAGCATCTATGTTAAGATTTGATATGAGGGATACTGCTAATTTTGCCGACAAAGTTATTACTCCTGAAGGTGCTATTAATATGTCTGCGGCATTTCAAAGATTAGGTTTGGCTGTAGGTAGTTTGGGAGACCCATTCAAATTAATGAATGATTCAATTAACGACCCTGGCGCTTTACAAGATAGTTTAATTAATGCTACAAAACAATTCACATATTTTGACGAAAAAACAAAATCATTTAGAATAAACCCTCAAGGTATTTTAACCTTGAGAGAAATGGCTCAAGAAACAGGAATTTCTTATGAACAATTAAGTAAAACCGCATTAGCTGCCGCAGATTTAGATGATAGATTATCTGCCATAAGTCCAAGTATTAATTTTGAAAAAGAGGAAGATAAAATGTTTTTGGCAAATATGGCCCAAATGGATAAGGGTGAATATACGGTTAAAGTTAAAAACGCCAGAGGTGAACAAGAAACAGTTAAATTAGGTGAAATAACTGCAGAACAAATTACAAAACTTAGAGAACAACAAGAGAATGCACCAAAAACGGTTGAAGAAATTCAAAGAAGTCAGTTAGATGTTTTAACGGTTATTGGTGGGGATTTACAAGCGATTATAAATCAAATGAGATACGGTGTTGCTGGAGCAAAAGAAGTTGTGTCTAATGCTGAAGGTTTAAGGAACATCTCAACATTAATTTCAAGTAAACTTACTGACGTAACCCCACAAACAAAAGAGGTTAGTGGGTTTGTTGATGATGCATTAAAGTCGATTACTGCCGTAATTATGGGAAAACAAGGAGGAGAATTAGACCAGAAAAAATTTGAAACACAACTTAAAGAAATTGAAGATAAGTTTATTAAATCAACGGATGGTATCGGTGATATGGCATCAAAAAGATTAGGAGAAGTAATTTCTGGAGTTAAAGGTACTTCCGCATCGGAACAAGGTTTTAAGTCACTTGTTGAAGAATTCAAAAATGCTCTTGATACAGGTAAAGTTGGAACAATTAAAACTAAAGTTAAAACAACCGCTGAGGTTGGTGGTGCTTCGGTGTTTGGAGCTAGTGGTGCAAGAGCAAGACAAATTGAGGGAATGGGTAAAGACAAAGACCCTGGTAAAATTTCATTACAAAAACTTGATTTTGGTGGCGTAATCACAATTAAGGTCGATGCCCCTCCTGGTGTTAGTGCCGAATATCTAAACAAATTCTTTACTGATTTTTTCAATAGTGAAAGTGGTAGACAACAATTATCAAAAATATCGAAACAATCTATAAAATCAGAAATGAAACCAACATCATAATCAAAAAAAAATACCATCAATCTATTTATAAATAAAACATAGATGGCGACAAGTCCTTTAGATTTAATTAATATTGAAAACTTCTTAACAAGACTTACTAAAAGGAATTTACAACCTTATAGTAAATCTCCTAGTAAGTTTACGCCCCCTATTAATTTTGAGTATAGCCAATCAGATTATTCTGTTATTGATAGTCCTGACCAACTTATTGACGAACCTTCTTTAGCCAACAAATTATTTCCCTTAAATCAATATGGAAATGAGGGTGGTTATAGACAAGCCCCCGACCCTAATGCATTACTTAATAGTAAATCAAACGAGGGGGAATATGGTTATCAAGATGCCAATATTGTCGATGAATCGTTTATTGCTTCGGATAAAGGTATTGGAAACATTTCACCGGCTTGGAAACCATTAAATGCTTATGCTGGTGTTGGACAGGGATTAGATGCTGCGAACGCAATTGGAACATTTAATTCAGTTACACCTGACCAAGATAGACAAGGAAACGGACAACCGTATTCAAATAATTTTAATCCATCATTATTCATCCCTTCAAGTTATTCTCCAGTATCAATCTTATTATTTAAAAACCCACAAGGTAGTGATGGTCTGTTAAGTCAAGATTCGTATATTGCAAGAATGGGTGCTGAAAACTTAAGAAAAGATTTTCAAGCTCGAATCGCAGCACAAATACTTCAAGACACAATTGGAAGAGCCAATATATTCAACGTAAGAAGTGGAACAGACATTTTAAGTCTTGTAACCGGTAGAGTTCCTTTAATTGAACCCAACTATAAGATTACAATTTCTTCAAATCCAATTCTTGCTGCTAGTGATTTTGCTTTAAGACTTGCCGGTAGTATTTTACCTGTATCTACAATACCTGGTTCATATTTTGACCCAAGTATCAATCCAGGTCAACCAACAACAATTCAACAATTACAGAACGCCTATAGACAATCTACCGTTGGAAAGTTATTAACTGGTTTATTGGGAGCAAATACAACAGGTTCACAATTGTTTTATAACAATTTGGGTGGGGGACAAAAGTCTCGTTTATTTGGTAACATTGATTATAACAAATATAAGCCAAGTTTTGATAGAACATTATTTGACAGATTGGGCGGGGCGATTGTTGGTTCGACAACCAATAATAGTGATTACTATGTAGGTTCTATTACCTCTGACCCGTCAAGAGTATTTTCTCCATCAGGAGATTTACCTGTAAATACGTTTGGTCAAGAACAACAAATGCCGGTCTATGGGCCACAAGAACTTGCTCAACTTTATGAAGGTCCATCACAAGAGGTTAGACTTGGTGCTAATGGTCCTACATATAGTAATGGTGGTGGTATTGAGGGTGGATTTACTTGGGTATCTCCAAAGTATAAAGGTAATGCCGGTAAAAAAGTTGGCCTTGGTGGAGCAATCTTTAATCAAGATGAAGACTTTAAACCATCATCATATGACTCAACTGAATCAACAAATAGAGTATATCGTGAAGGTTCAATTTTAGATGACACCCAAAGAATTATTGATAGTCAACCTCAAGGAGGTAAAAGATTACAACACGTAGGTAATGCTATTGACCAAGTGAGTAAGGTCTTTCACGATGGTTATAAAGAGATTACAAAGGGTTCTAGAGTTCTTTCATATATTGGTTCAATTGGACAAGAAGTTGGTACGGAATATTGTCGAGTTTTTGCCAAAGATACACCATATCTTCAATTTAATGATTTACAAAAAACTGATGGTATTACAACACAAGGTAGAAGATTTTCTTATTCAGTTTTAGATAATACGTATAATCTTAATATTGCTCCAAACAAACAAGAAGGTGGTCAAGATTCAACAAACTTAATTGGAAATTCAAATAATGGTTATGCCAAAAAATATATGTTCTCAATTGAGAACTTGGCTTGGGGTACGTCAAATGCTCCGGGTTATGCGGTTGCTGATTTGCCGGTTTGTGAAAGAGGACCTAATGGTGGTAGAGTAATGTGGTTCCCTCCGTATGGTTTAACGTTTGGGGAAACTGTTAGTGCTAATTGGAATCCTAATGAATTTTTAGGTAGACCTGAACCAATCTATACTTATAAAAATACTTCAAGAACGGGTACTTTAACTTGGAAAATTGTTGTTGACCATCCGTCAGCATTAAATGTTATTGTTAATAAAGTTTTAAATAATGAAACCAATAAAGTAAGAATTGATAGTATTTTGGAATCGTTCTTTGCGGGATGTAGAAAATATGATTTATATGAACTTGCTAAGAAATATTATACTATAAAACAAAACGATTTATTTCAAATTCAACAAGCCATTACTTCAAAAGAATTACCGCAAGAATCTCTTAAATATGCTGTAGATACTGTTGGTAATATTAATGTAGTTTCTCAAGGAACTGTTAGTGCTACGGAAGCAAATACTAAAATAATGGAATATAATGATTTAGGGTTTTATTTTGATAATGATATTCCAAAACAACTTGGTGTTAATTATATTGATACATATATACCGTATGTTAGTAAAGAAGGGAGTTATGGACCTAATGCTGTTACAATAGGACAGACAACAAACTTTTTTCAAACGGTAATTAAACCAAACAAAGATAAGATTGATAAATTTATATTTGAGTTAATAACTCAAATGACTAATTATCCTGGTAAAGTAACAATAACTTTGGGTGGTAGTGCTTCTGCTGCGGCAAAAGAAGAATATAATAAAAAATTATCTGAAAGACGTATTGACTCTGTAATAACATATATGACTTCGTCGTATCCACAAATAAAACAATTTGTGGATGCACAAAGATTAATCTTTAAAAGGGCGCCTTTAGGTGAAATTGCGGAAGTTCAAAAATTTGATTCTGATGTAAAACCTATTGCAGGTGTAAAAGTTAACTGTGGGGATAATGATTTTGATAGTTTAACACCAACAGAAAAAATATATTCAACAAATGCTATGGCTTGTAGAAGAACATTTATTTCACTTATTCAGTCTGATTTAAATATACCACCATCTCAAGCACCACAAGCAAAAACAAATGTTGCCCTTGGTAATGTTGTAACTAAGACGGTTACTCAGAATGTTTTAGAACAAAAAGTT